ACTGGGGACTTTACAGTTGATGGGTGGTTCTACACAACGGTAACGACCGCCAATCAAATTATTTGGAGTCAAGCGGTATCAGGCACTAATTATTTTATTGTTTGGGCAGATCCATCAACAAGCACAGTTTATTTTAACGGTACGCTTTCTGGTGGTGGGGTTAACATATCAAGCACTGCTAACTTACAAGTTAACGCTTGGAATTACTTCTCTGTACGCAGGGCAAGCGGTACTGTAACGGTTTACCTAAATGGTGTTGCAGGAACGCCAACAAGCAATACAGTGGATTTCAGCAATACAAGCTATGTACCAACAATTGGTCGGTATACCCATACAGCAACAAATCATTTCACAGGTTACATTGCAAACCTTCGTTATGTAAAAGGTACGGCAATTACGCCTTCCGGTGTTCCTACTACACTTAACACAGCAGTATCAGGAACTTCTGCGCTACTCAACTTCACCAACGCTGGTATCTTCGACGCTACAAGTAAGAATGACTTGGAGACGGTGGGGTCTACCGCAATAAGCACAGCCCAGAGCCAATTTGGTGGATCATCAATTCTTTTTTCATCGTCTTACCTTTCGTACCCAGTTCAACCATTCACAAGAATTGGCGCAGGGGATTACACATTTGAGTGCTGGGTAAGACCGTCAGTTGTAAGCGGCCTTCAAGCGTTATTATCGTTCGGAAGCTCTGCATTTCGGGTATTTCTTAATAGTACAAGCCTCTGGTTTTTAAATAGTGCAAGCACAATACTTCAGCCAGCAAATGTATTCCCAACGGCTAATGTTTGGTACTACGTTGTAATTGTTCGTCAAGGATCTGCGACTAATAACACCGCTGCATTTATCAATGGATCAAGAGTTGCTCAGGCAACAAACACTACAGACTTCAATGCAGGCTCTCCGACAATTGGCGGCGAGGGAGCATCAAATTATTTAGCTGGCTACATGCAAGACGTTAGACTGACTCGGTATGCTAGATATAGTCCAGCAAGTTCTAGCATTACGGTTCCAACAGCAGCCTTCCCAACCCTATAAGGATAGATATGTACTGGACTAAAAACGGGTCTATCCCATCACAAGAGACAGACGGCACAGAGGGCTGGCAACAGGCTCCATCGCCACCGACAGAGATTCCTGAAGGCAAGGAACTTGTTTGGCTAAACTGGGAATGGGTCGTAAGAGACCCTAAGCCACAAGACAGAGCAGGTTACCAGTGGAATTGGCAGCATGAGACAAGAAGCTGGGTTGAGGGTGCTTGGGGTAATGAAGCACAGCCCGTACAGGCTGTTGAGCCTCTTACTGCAATTGAGTCCTTCGCTACAGATCAAATTGTGATTTTTACTACTTCTCAACTTGGATAGTAAATGTTTGCAATAACTGCATTTTCAGAATCAGCATTTGCAGATTTAGGTACACCTACAAGTGTATCCCCATCTGTAACTGTCGATGTAACAGGCGTAGTTGGAACTGCATCTGTAGGCTCTGTAATTGTAGTTGCAAATGCAGTAACAGGTGTAACAGGTATAAGTGCTTCAGGTGCTGTAAATACTGTCAATGTAGCTGCGAGTAGCAATACAAATGTATCAGGCATTGCAGCTACAAGCTCTATAGGAAGTGTCAGTGTACTAGGTAAAGCTAACGTAGCTCTTACAGGTACACAAGCTAATGGCTCGATAGGAACAGCTTTTGTCATTGCATCAGATGGTGTAGTAGATGTAACAGGCGTAAGTGCAGCGGGTAGTGTTGGATCTGCTACAATAGCTGCAGACAGTAACACAAATGTTTCTGGTATCACTGCTACAGGCTCAGTAGGAAATGCTACGGTAACTGCTGATGCAATAGTTCCTACATCTACAAGTGCAATTACTAGTTCTATAAATGCACCTGTTGTTGTAGGCAATGCTAATGTAAGTATCATAGGTGTCAGTGCTTTAAGCAGTATAGGCACTGTCATAGTGCCCCTTAATGTATTGACTCAGGTTACAGGTTCTGCTACAACATCTTCCGTAGGATCTGTATCTGTAGCTGCAAAAGCAACAACCAATGTAACGGGTGTTCAAGCTACAGGAAACACAGGCACAGTATCACTAAGTACTAATAATATTCTGCTTGTAACTGGTGTACAGGCAACGGGTGATATTGGTTATGCAGATGCTAAAGAGAGAATATTTGTTACTCCAGGTCTATCGGGTGCTTTATATGGATCTGGTATATATGGAACAGATAGATATGATTTAGCAGGTACAGGTGCACAAGGTACAGGTGCAGTAGGTTCAGTAACTGTACAAGTAATAACCCCTGTCAATGTTATTGGTGTAGAAAGCACTGGCATTGTAGGCACATTAACGGCATCTGGAACAGCCACTTTAGATCTTACTGGCGTATCTGGAACAGGTGAAGTTAATAATGTCGAGATACGGCAAAGTACATTAGTAGATTTATCCAGTGTATCTGCTGAAGGTGTAATTTACGCAGGAACTGCAACTGTAACAACTACGCAATTTGATTATGGGGCACTTGCTGCTTTATATAACAAGAAGAGAACTGTAGTACTACCTGCTAATGTAAGCAGGACAATCATTATACCAGCATATCCCGTTGCAACGGTTAAAGTTCAAAGAAGGGATACCGCTAATGAAAGAACTGCAAAGGTGGCATAATGGCTTATAGATGGCCCCCAAAAGATCCAGATGAAATACTAGACTATAGCATAGACTGGTCTAGATTTTTAGCTACGGCTACTATTACAACAGTTACTTGGTACATCAATAATGAAAGTAATGTAAAGACTTTATTTTCTAGTGGTGCTACTGTCAATGGTATTCAGAACGTAGCTCAAACTAATACTAATACTGTTGCAACAATCCACCTAGGTCTTGGCACATTGAACAAAGAGTACCTACTATACTGCTCCGTACAGGACAGTGCTGGAAACACAGTAGAAAGATCTGTACGTTTAAAGATTAAGGAACAGTAATGGCATACGATTATCTGGGCCTAGTTAATGATATTAACCATAAATTTAATGAAGTGCCTTTGACCTCATCTAACTTTGCATCTGCAGTTGGATTTTATAGTCAAGCTAAAGATGCTGTAAATGCAGCCATTCAAGACATTAATCAAGATCACACTGAATGGCCTTTTAATCATATTAGAGATGAAATAATACTGTCTGCCGGTGAAACTCGATACGCTTTTAATAATGATATGAAGAGCGTTGACATGGATTCTTTTCGTATAAAAAGAAGTAGTACATATAATAATGAGACAGTTAAACTCGAAATAATTTCATATGAAGATTATCTTGATAAGTATTTAGATCAAGAATATACAGAGGATACATCTGTTAGAAGTATACCCCAGTACGTATTTAGAGCACCTAATATGGAATTTGGTTTAGTTCCATGCCCTGATCAATCTTATGAACTTGTCTATGAGTATTATAGAAATACTGTAGATCTAGTCAATTATGATGATGCACCAGATATACCAGAAATATTTAGACATGTCATTGTCGAAGGTGCAATGTATTATTGTTATATGTTTCGTAGTAATGAACAAGCTGCTACACTAGCTAAAGCTAAGTTCGATAAAGGCGTAAAGAACATGAGAACAATAACAATGAACAGATATGAGTATGTAAGATCTACTATGATTCAAAGTAATAAACGATTTATTGCAGGTGCTAGGATAGCATAATGGCAGACCGTTGGAGTACATATGCCTTTGAGTTTAATGGTGGGTTAATATCTAATTTACCACCATTGCAACAAGGCATTAAAGCACCAGGAAGTGCTAGGCTATTAAGGAACTTTGAACCGTCTGTAGAAGGTGGCTATCAGCGCATCCTTGGCTATTCTAAATATAGTCAGAGTTTTATCCCCAGTTATGGTGACCCAGTAGTACATGGGGCTGGACAGACAGGTACTTCATTAACTATAGCAAACATATATATCACTCCATCCCAGGGAGATACACTTACAATATCTGGCGTTACTGGCACTTATACAATTGCTGCTGTAACTTCCTACAGTTCAGCTACATATAGAGCTACGGTTACTTTATCTTCTAGCTTAGCAAGTAGTCCAGCTAATTTAGCTGCTGTAACTTTAAGTTTAAATACTGGCACAGTAGACGGTATTGCTACTTGGGAAAATAAAGTTATTGCTATACGAAACAGAAATGCCTATTACAGTATAGGTGCAGGATGGACTAAGATTAATGTACCTAGTTACGGTACTGTGCTGGTTAATGGTGGTGCACAGACGGGCACAAGTTTAATTGTCGATGGTCTAACCTATGCACCACAAGCTGGTGATACATTTAGTATTAATGGTGTGGATTTAGTTTATACCGTTACAACCAATGCAACAGTGACATCTGGTGGGGCTACATTAACAATTAATCCCGCTTTAGCTTCTAGCCCTGCAGACAATGCAGCTATTACTTTTTTAACTGCGAACATGGATGCAGTAGGTGATAAATGTAGGTTTGCTAAATATAGGATAGGAACAGAAGAAAGAATTATGTGGGTAGATAAAAGTAACCCACCCACTAAATGGAACGGTACTACATTTACAGTATTAAACAGTGCACCTGCTGATGTAGTTGGTGCAGAGTTTGTAGTTAATTTTAAAGAGCATATGTTCTTTGGTAAGGGCGATAAACTTTATTTTACTGCCCCATATACTGATGATGATTTCTCGGCTGCTAACGGTAGCGGTGTTATATCTGTAGGCAATGAGATAACAAGCCTTATTGTATTTCGAGAGCAGTTAATTATTTTTGGACAGAAAAAGATTAAAAGGCTTGTAGGTAATACCTTAAGTGATTTTAATTTACAACCTATCACTGAAAATGTCGGGTGTATTGCAAGAGATACGGTGCAAGAAGTTGGCAGTGACGTTATGTTTCTTGGACCTGATGGATTGCGGCTATTAAGTGCTACAGACAGGATTGGCGATTTTGGATTGGCAGTTGTGTCTAAGCCCATTCAAAAAGAAATGACAGAACTCATTTCTAGATCCACATCTTTTAGTAGTGTTGTTGTAAAGAATAAATCACAATATAGAATTTTTGGGTATAATAGTAACTACACTGAAGAATCATCTCTAGGTGTACTTGGCACCCAGATGTTGGGGGATCAGACAGCAGTAATATCTTGGGCAGAGTTACGAGGGTTTAAGGTATATGTAGCTGATAGCAATTACAAAGACAAAGTAGAGACTATTATTTTTTGTAGTAATACTGGTTATGTGTACTCACTGGAGAATGGTAATAGTTTTGATGGTGATAACATAGAAGCAAGTTTTTATACCCCCTTTGTGCCTTTGACAGATCCTAATATACGAAAAGCTATATATAAACTTACACTATACACAGACCCACAAGGCAGTATTAACACTAACGTAAGTTTAAAGTTTGACTTCGATGAATTAGGGACAGTGCAACCAGACTTAATTAATCTGTCTAATACGGGTGTTACTTCTTCTGTATATGGCACTGGTGTATATGGTACATCACTCTATAGTGAAAAATTAAAGAAAGTGTTTTCTACGCAAACAGTTGGTGCTGGGTTTACCGTGTCTTTGCAGTTTACATCTGTGGGTACTTCCTCTCCGTTTTCCTTAGATGCAGCAACATTAGAGTTTGCTTCTTTTGATAGAAGGTGATTAAATGGCTGGCTATACTAGATATGATACTTCCAATAATATTGCAACAGGCAA